CGCTGCCGGATCGACAAGCTGGTTCACCACTTCGGCGTTCATGCCGGTCTTGATTGCGAATGCACGCACATCGTTGTAGACCTTCTCGTTCCAGCCGGGGATACGTTCCGACAGGACTTCGACAGCCTTAGCGGCTTGGGCACGGAGCGAGGTCTGTTGGGCTTCCTTCGCGTTGGCGACGAAGCTGTCACATTCCTGCGTGACGAACTGGAAGTCATCGTATGCAGCTTTTGCTTCAGCGCGGAGAGCAGCGAACGATTCAGCGTCCAACTGCGTCGAGGCTACGAGCATGTCGACTTCGGAGTACGGCTTCCACCGGGCCGAGACCTTGTCATACACTCGTTGAAGTTGAGCAGCCAGCTTCTCGCCGTTTGCTTCAACCGCCTTGCGTTCATCTGCTACTGCTTGCGACTTCTTCGTGAGTGCGGCTTCTTGACCGTAGAGACGCTTCAGGTCCTTGACGGATACCTCGTGGACTTTGTCGCCTTCCTTGATCTTGACGATGATGTCGTCGCTGGCTTCCTTGTCGGACGCCTTGTCTTCATCTTCTTCAGTATCTTCGGCTGCGTCTTCGTCCTCATCTTGAGGGTCCTCTTGGGAGTCTTCAGGGTCTTCCTGATCTTCTTCCGCTTCAGCATCGGACGATTCGTCTTCGTCTTCTGCTTCTTCTTCCTCGCGGGTCTCGGATACCGTTTCCGGGTCCTCTTCACTCCAGCGTTTCAGAAATGCATCTGCAGCACCATCTTCATCCAGTGCTACGTTGTTTTGATTGACGCCCTCTTGGGTGGTCGTGGTCATGTTTGGTTTTACTCTTCAGTGGGGGAAAGGAGCTGGTCTTTACGTGCGGACCAGCCCTTGAGTTCTGCAGTGATCTCTTGGAGAGCACGAAGTTGGAGAAACCGATTCTCTCGGGTCTCCTTATCTTCGATGGCACTCATCGTGATCTCTGCAATGTATTGGTTGTAAAGCTCGTTACACGCCACCTGAAAAGCCTCTGTTTCCAGAAGCTCATCGGCAGCGAGTCCGCGCTTGATCATCAGTTCTTCGCTGATCATTGGGGTTTAGTTAGGTGAGACGATGGCCTTGCCCGATGCCGGGTCTGTAGCGATCATTTCCTTCGCTTGCTCCATCTCTTGAACGGCAATAGCAGCCTTCGACGTGGAATCGAATTCCTTGATGTCGAGTTCGCGTTCCTTGCGCATGTTCTCCAGTTGCAGCTTGAGCTTGTCGAGGTCAGTACGGACCTGTTCGATGCCGATGTGGCCTTCGACCTTAGTCTTCGAAGTACCTGCAATAGCCTCTTGCACGGCGACCTTGCGTTCCTCGATCTCCAGTTCCTTCATCTTGATCGGATCAGGCGGAGGTGTCGGAATCTTGCTAGGCTCTGTGATCATCTGGCCGACGTTCTTGAACCCGCTCTTCTCAAGGAATTGCGTGGCGATGTAGTACTTGTTGTCAGGCGTGATCAGTTGAGCGATCTGCGGGTCTTGATTCAACGTGGCGACAGCTTGCGCGAGCTTCTGTGCCTCTTGCTCTTGCTCCGTGTAACCGAGCTTGAGTTCGACAGTACAGGTGACTTCTTCAGCCCACTCTTGCGGGTCGACTTGAACGAAGGCACCAGCGACTCGCATCACCTTCTGCTTCTTCTCGTTGAGGAGTACCAAGCGGTAAACTTCAAGAAAAAGCGGCTTGATGAATTGATTCGCGAAGTTGCGAGCCATGATCTTCTCGCGTTGCTGCGAGAGAGACACGAGGTTCTCGACCATGCCTTGGCTGTTCTGCTTCGAGACGGCGTCCTTGTTCAACCCTTGGGACAACTTGGAGACACCGGTCGTCTGCTCCTTATCGCTGTCCAGAAGACCGATCGTTTGGAACACGAAGGGATTCAGGCCGGACTGCGGGAGCGGAAGGAGACCGTCGGGGCGCGTCACGTTCACGAGACCACCGACACGGTTTTCGAGGAGTTCCTTGGGGTTCGTCACGGCACCCTTCACCACCATCATGCGGGGGTTGTTGGTGATAACCGTGTGATCCAGAATGCCTCGTACCAGCGTCGTGCGTGCGTTCTGCGTCGGGATGACGCGAGCAGCGTAGTTGGAACCGTAGAATGCGTGGGGCGTCGGGAGCGGGCAGAAGTGCAGGAACGGCTTGCATTCGGCTTCCTCTTTGTCGAGGATGACGTCATCAGCCATTGTGATCTTCCACAACTTCGTGATGCCGCTACCGTCCATGTCGATGTACAGGTATGACTCGTACACCAGAACACCTTCGGATGCCTCTTGGACTTCCGAGGCTTCTTCGTCCATGAACGTTGCGCCGATGTCTTCGAAGCGGGTCTGCTTGTCCTGAGAGAACTGAAGTTCATCTGCGGAGCCACCGGAACCGATCTCTGCGATCAGCTTCGGGTCGTAGCCCATTTCCTTCAACTCGGACTTCGTCTTGCGGGTCCGATGGGAAACAATACCTGCATCCTTGATGCTCGATGCCGTCGAGGTAATCAGAAACTCTTCGGGCGGGATGTTGTCGATCACCACCTGTGACTTGTCGACCGTACGCGTGAGTGAGCCGCTGTAGAGGCCCGTCTCTTCGTCAGCTTCCATCTCCATATCGGAGACGTCATCCTGCGCCATGAGAGCTTCCGCGTCGTCGATGGAAATCCCTTCGAACTCTTCGGTATGCTCTTCAATGCGCTCTTCCCAATACACCTTGACGATACCGCAGCGAGCTACGAGGCCGTCATGAATCAGTTGCGAGAAGATGTTGTAGGAGTCGTTCTGACGGTGGACCACGTAGTCAGCATAGGCCGTGGCGATCTTCATCGGCTCGACATCTGCATCGGTCTGCGGGTCGAACGAGACGATCCTATTACCTGCACTGAAGGTTTCCAAGAGGACGGCCTTCAGCGATTCAACCGAGTCAAACACGTCCATCGAGACGTACTTGCTGTTGCCCTTGTGCAGGGGCGCAGGCTTCTCGCCTTGGTAATACTCAAGCACACTCTGTCGTTCCGAGGAGAGCTTGGAGTCGTAGTACACCGACGCAGCACGAAGCTGGCGTTGCACGAGCGACTTCAGTTCATCCTTCTCGACAGGCTTGTTCTTAGAAGCCTTAGCCATTAGATCATTTCACAGTAATAGTCATCAGTCACCTGTACAGGTTCGTAGTGACCTTCGTGGATAAAGTTAGCAATCGCGAGCGACATAACGCAGTCGTCGTGACAGCCGGATTCAGCTTCGAGCTTGCCCTCATCGGTGACGACATAGGACTGGCACTCACGGAGAGTCGTCTTGTCGTTCACCTCGATCTCTCCCTCGCGGTAAGCTGCGCGGAGCATGTCGATGATCAGGGGCTTGGTCTTCACGGTCGTTCGGAATCCAAAGACAACTGTTTCGTCTTCGGTTTGCTTGTCGACGTGAGTCTCGAAGTAGAGGTCGGGGTACGCTAGGTCCTTGCCGAGCCTCGTGGCAGTTAAGATGCCGTGGTTGTTGTTTTCGACACCGATCTTCGCTGTGTTGAAGAGGTATCCGAGAGACGCCAGAACGGTCGCAAAGTAGTCCGGTTGAATCTGGGACCTGTACGTGCCGACTTGGCGCTTCTTTGAATCGAGAATCTGAGCTACGGACCAGTCGCCGCCCTTGTAACCCATGGCAACGTCAGCGCCGATGTAATAGCGGCCACCGGGGTCAATCTCTCGGTACATCACGAGGTCACCACGGATATGCTCTTCCCAATCGTCGGTGATCAGGTTGAGACGACGGAGAACGTCAGGAGCCACTTCGAGGCGCTCTTGTAGTTGCTCAAGGTTGAATACAGGGCGTCCAGAGGTCAGGAAGGCTTCATCGGCGTGGCAGGGGTATTCCTGCTTGAACATCTCAGGGCCGTTGTCTGCGATCTTGTGGCGACGGAACATAAGCTGCTCGTCATCGAGACCATACTTCTCGACCAGCGTGTCTTCTACAGGGGTCCGTTCGAATCCTTCGGGCACCGGTTTGCGGTACTCGGTCTGAACGAACCAAGGGATGAAACACGGGATGTATTCGGACTCGCCACTTACGGCCTTGGTCCAAATCTCGTGGAAAGGGTTGCCGATACCGTTGGCGGTCGATTCGATGAACACGAACGTGCCGTTGGCATTTGGTACGGACTGCATGAGACCGTTGATGTTCTCGCGAACCGTTGCGGCCGGATAGAAGGCAGCTTCGGACATGTGAACCAACTGGAGGGTTTCACCCCGTCCAACACCATCACCACCCGCCGTAGCAACCATGTAGGAGCTATCGAGGATGTCAAAGGTGAGTTCCTTACGCGATGAGTACTTCGTAGAGGGTTTGAGGATCGCAGGGACGTTGTCGTGGTAACGCTTCGTCATGTTGAACAGAGCGGTCGTAGACTCGCCCTTGTGCGTCATCACGAGCGCCTTCTGAGCTTTATGCTGAGAAGTCCACCAGTACAAAATCCCTTCGATGATGGTCGAGAGGCCCTGCTGTCGTCCCTTTAAGACGATCACGCGGACCCGACCGGTTGTGTGAAGCTGATCGATGACCTGCTTCATGAAAATCTGTTGGGCTTGATTGAGGATGAGAGGTTTAATCTCACCCTCTTTCGTTCGGATCTTCAGGGCGTGCCGAGCGTAAAACTCAAAATCCTCATACAGCCGCTTGCGCACAGCCATGACATCCGACATACGTTATTCCTTTGCGAGAGCCTCCAAGAAGTCCTCGGGGCGGGTTACGTTGAGATTGGTGTTGCTTGCGGGCTTGGCCTTCGACCATTCGAGGACTGTGCGGATAGCCGCCAGCTTGTCTCGGGGGGAAAGGTCCTTGCGACGCATTTCGCCGATAGCAGCATCGATCGCTTCTGCAGCGACACCGCTTTCAGGCAATTCGATACCTTGATCAGCCATATATGCCTTCACTTCGTCGATACCGGCGTAAGCCTTCTCGATCATCTTCTTGCGTTGATATGCCGTGAAACCGTCAGTGGCACCTTGGGGACGCCCACGCCGAGAGAGAGCAGCCTTCGCTCTCCATTCAGCTAGTTGGGCACGTCCTTCAGGCGTCTTTGCGAGTTCCACGAACGGCGACTTTCCCCTTGGCTTCTGCTTTACTCGGGCTGTCGGTCGTGACATGCTTGACCTCCTTCGTAGGTTCAGTTGCACGTTCCGTCACCACACGCAGGGTTGCCGTGAGCGTGGCTTCGGATTGGGGGTACATGGATACCGTAGGGAGGACACGGAGCAATTCGCGTTGAATGCCCCGCTTCTCTTCGGCGGTTAGGATTGCGGACGACTCAACACCATTGCTGGCGTCAAGAAGTCCGAGGACGTCGGTTGCTTTCATTTAAGTCCGTGTTTCGTCATGGGTTGAACGTGGTTCTTCAGGAACTCTTGCTCTTCCGGGGAAGCTGCCTTCATTCGAGCAGCGAGGATTGCCTTGCGGGCCTCACGACCACGCGTTTGAGCGATCTCTTGCACGAGTGACTTCAGGGAATCATTCGGAGCAGCTTTGAGAGCCGAATCGACAGCGTTACCAGCCTGACGAACGTTCTCCTGATACGCGATGGGGTTGTAGACCTTGCTACCAGCCGACAGAGCACCTTCAGCCATCGGAGCCACCGGAGCAGCGCCATGGGCACCCTTCAGAGCATCCTGAATGTGGTAGTACGCCTTCTCAGGGATTGCCTTGGAACCTGTGGTCGTCAGTTGCCCGATGTGTTGCGCCAGTTCAGGATGTGATGCCGCAAGGGACTGAAGGGTCGACTTCAACTCTTCAACACTCTTCGCACCGGTATGTGAACGCAGCGTTTCCAGCACAGGCTTCTGCATGTTGGCACCCGACCAATCACCAGAGGCGATCTTCGAGCCAGCCAGAGCATGGGCTTCATTCTCTGCACGAGCTTCAGCAGCGACACGAGCAGCCTT